AGTTCTTCATAAATTTGTTTACCGAATCCCCAAAACTTTACACCTTCTGTTTCTTGTCCACGAACAATAACTGGAACATAAACCCTCATCTTCGGTTCAAGTTTTCTACCCATTACCCAATCTTCTTTATCACCTGTTTGTTTTAGTTTTTCGGCAAACTCAACCACTGGATCAGGACGACCAAATGATGCAGGAGAAAGAATAGATCGTTTACCTAAATTGTAATGAAAGTACAATTCAAGAAATGGATTTTCTTTGTTGTGAATGTAGGGAACAATTCTGATTTGTGTTTCACCTGGATCAGGTTTCCAAATGTTAGATGTGCGATTGTTTGTATTCTTCAATGAATTCAAACGGCTTCTAATTGCATCTAGGTTTATAGCCATGATGTAACTCCTTAAATAATAATGTATAATGTTGAACTATCAAAGTTCAATGATTTAATTTCTACAAATATAGTAATTTAATGTTTAATAAGCAAGCATTTTCTATAAATAAATATGGGGAATCCTAAGATTCCCCATGGTATTACTTGTTATATCGTGCTAATTCTTTCAGTCTACGAACAACCGATTCTGGCAGTTTTTCCACATTGAATGTGTTATCCACCCACGCAGGAGCATCATCAGTTTGAGGCATCACATCCCTCTTTGGTGCACCAGCAACTGGAGGACTCTGTTTCTTTAGTGTCTCAACATTACCCCAAATATAGTCCGCAATCGCTTCTGGTGTATCGCCTTTACCGTATTTCTTAAATACCTCAACAACTGGTTCTTTTATGTTATCAATGACATATTTTTTCAATTCACCCTCTCCAACTGTAAAGAGATTTACACCACCACCTGCAGCAGTTGGAACTGTACCGATTTGTGCGGCAATACCAATTTGAGTTGCCTTCAATGCTTCGAGTGGTTTCTTGATGTCCGATAAATCCAATGCTTTAATTTTAGCATCTGTGTTTATACAAAATACTTGTGACCATCTGTGGTGTCCATCTATTACAAATTTACCACCACCGGCAGTTACTATGGATTTACCAGCAACAGCAACAACTCCACCTTTCAAATAAAGTTCAGCACTTGCAGGATCCTTTAAGGGATAACTCAAAGACTTATCCATTACAACTTCATTTTGAGTTGGTTGTAGTGCCGTAACGGCAGGTGACATATCAGATGTTTTTACAGGAGACTCAGATGATAGAGATTTTATAGCATTTAAAAATTTCTCATCCTTAATGTTATCACCCAATTCTTTAACGAAAGATGCATAATCTTTTTTTAGAATAGACTTTAATTCGTCTTGTCCCTCTTCTTCATTTAGTTTAGATTTAACTTCTTTTACTAATTTTTTTAATAAAATATCATTTGTCTTCATCCCAAATCTCACTATAAATTATTAACAAACTCTTCTTGTATTTTTAATTCTTCATCGGATGCCTTACCAGATTTACCCCAATCTGGTAAAATAGTCATACCATCATCTAAATTTTTCAATAAAATACCAGATGTTGGATTATCTTTGTTTTTCAATATATTAATATGGTTCATCCCCATAAAAACATACAGTGGCATACCACTCGCCTTTGACAACATAACTGAATGTTTTAATGGAACTATATTATCACTACCACCGTGTATTATAAAACCGCTACCATTAACCTCGGAGCCAGTTAAACTCACGGTTGGCCATTGTCTATTCCAAGCAGGAGCAACTAAATAAACCATCGATGGTCTTTTAGCTCCCATTGCCAATGCTTGTAATAATATTGCACCACCACGAGAATATGCTATCAATGTTTTCAATTGTTCTTCATTTAGATATTCAATTGCCTTAGTAATATCTTCTTCTGTGATTTTTGTTGAATCGGAAAAGGCAGGGCAACCTGTATCTTGGTCTGGACTTGTCCATTCCACATTACAACTATCGATACGCATATCTTGTGGCTTCATTCCAAATCCATGGAAAGCGCCCTTTTCAATACCCATTTCTTTTAATATATCAACTAATCGTATCATCTGTATTTTGAAACAATAAGATGTGTTCTGATTATTTCTTTTATTTTCTTACGAAGTTTATTCTTCACTCTTTCATTTACTTTTATTTCAGTCTTTGGTTCTTCCGTTCTCTGCATTGCTGATTCTATTTCATCGTCCATTTTTTTAGAAATTTTTTCAGCAACATTGTTTATCTCAGATAAAACAGTTTCTAGTAATTTATCATCATCTTCTGTTAATCTTCTTTTAATAAAGACCGATATTTTTTCTATAAGTTTTTCTATATCTTTTTCATGTGATTCTCTATCAGATTCCGCAAAAGACATCTTTTTTAATCTTTCGAGTGTTTTGCATAGTGTTGTCAGTGAGGGGTTTGAATCAAATCTTGATGCCAATGATTGTAATTTATCCTTAGTTTCTGAGTATGCATCCGATGTCTGCATCTTTCTAAACCACACCTTTAGTGTGCTTGGACTTTCTGTTGGAAAAATATATGTAAGAAACCCACGACTCTTCATTATTATGTTTGCAGCATCTATCAATATAATATAACTAATAGGACTAATCGCAGATGAAGTTATTGACTCAGATATTCTTTTTTTATTTTTCATATATTCCTCACGGCATTAATGTTATCTTTAAATTGTTTTGCAACAAATAAACACTTATACTTGTTTTTTTATTAAAAAAATGTAACTTATTACCCATTGGTTTTTTATACTCATATCCAATAGATTTAAGTGCATCTATTATTTCGTGTTCTTTATATTTGCTAGCATCAATTGTATTATCTGGAAGAATAGAAATATTTTTTATTTTTGTCTTTAATTCAGTAAAAATACTATCAAATCCACTTGATTCATCAATTGAATAGTTCTCAATTATCTTATCGATAACTTTATTAGTTATGAGTTCTATTATAGTTTGATATTTTGTTTTTTTCATTTTTTAACCAGTAATAGTAATAATCTATAAATATGAAAATAGAAAATTATTAGTTGTAAATATTAACCAAGAAAATTTTAACAACCTTAAATCCTTCTTTATTTTTTAATAAAGCACAGTTTCTATATCGTTCCCATTCAATCGGATATTTTTTATCAAGAATACCATTGTTTAGGTTCATTATCAATTCATTTAAAGCATTGATAGTATAAATGGTATTGGTTTCTTTTTTCTGATGAACCATGATTGAATTTGGTAAAAATTTCTTGTAGGTATCCATCACTATATTGTATGACAGAATACAATCTTCTTTTGTTTCAAATGTTTTAAATAAAAATATCTTGTTATTTAACAAAGAAAAGTTCTCTCTTATATTATCTATTGTGCTTTGAACTTCATATTTTCTAGCAAAAGTGCATACTAATTGTGTCTTCAATACCTCTCTCTCATTTATTTTAAAATTTTATTACACCATACCGTCATTCAAATTATTGTAACTAATGACAGTTCCACCGATTTCATTCAAATCATTTTCTTCGTAATAATCAGTGTAGAAGTTATCCTTTCTTTCTGATTCTGATTTTTTTAATTCATTAATGGTGGCATCCAAAAGTTCAATATCTTGGATGTGTTGACTTAAAATATTCCTTAATACCACTAGATGTTCATCATTTGTTATATCAGGCAATATTGGATGTAGGGCATCCTCCCATTTTTGTGTTATTTTATAAAAATTTATTGACATAACATTATAGATTAGTTAAACATATATGATATAAATATCAAATTAAATTCGTTTAATAGCACCAAAATCATCTCCCATGTAAATTTTTACTGACATATTATCCGTTTCAAATGCACGATGAAGTATATCTATAATAGCAATTTCATCGGGATGAATATCAAAAACAAATGCATCATAGAGATACATCATAAATACAGACTGTTTTCCTTCAAGATGTGGTAGTATTGTTTTTATCTTACGGACATTATATTCGGTTTCCAATGATTGTAGAACATAATTAAATACCTTATTTGGTGTAGAGTCTTGAATGTCTCTAAATAACTTTTCATAGAACCAAGACTTCACCATACCTTCGGTTTGGTATTGTTCATAAAACTCATCAATCATTGCTTGAATACTCTGAAAGAACGGATGTCTCATAAATTCAGGTGTTATTGTTCCGTAGATATTTTGAAACACTTTTGATTTGAAAGAATCATAATCAATATCCATTCCCAATTCTTCTTGTATTTGTTCGTATGGATGACCTTCAAATTTATATTCTAATATCTTTGCCAATAGTTTAATATGGAATGCATCATAATCAAATTGAACGATTTTACCACCGTCAAACCGTGAACGGATTTTATCTCTACTACCGTCTTTTTTATTCATTGCAGAGAAGTTAAAACCATCCCATGCATTACTTGGTCTACTTGTTGCAGTATACCACATATAATTTTGTTTCTTTAAATCATCACCAACAAGAATATCATGTTTTTCTATTTCATGGAAAACATTTATGAAATCGTTACAATATTCAATACATTGTTGACTAACAGCGTGTTCACGGTAAAACTTAAAAACATATTGTGCAATTTTCTTTGCATAATCCAACTGATTTGCTAATGGTACAATATGAGAAAGGTCTTCTACTCTGTAAAATTTATTCATCAGAACTTCCATACCTTTTGGGTAAAACTCTCTTGGGTTTATATGGTCTCCTGTGTAGTAATGGAGATATGAATTCAAATCAATACCATCAGTAAACCCATGGTATATCATTGCCTTCTTATTAAATACAAGAGATTTAGGATTGAGTTTTATATCCATTAAATGAATGTCATTTTCTAATTCATCTGGATGCGTGAAGTTAATGTATTTTTCTGTTCTATCATTAAATAAAAAATACATACCGACTACGGCACTTTCGGATTGATGTTTGTTTAGATTAGATAATAATGGAACACAAACACATATTTTGTCTTGAAACATAGTAAATTTAAGAATTATTCATAAACAGTCAATTCACGAGGACTCGTAATTATATTACGCAATATACGAAATTTTTGCGAATATCTATCAATAATTCTTAAATTTGTATCAATTACTCCTGGAATTTTTAGTATTCCATCCTCATAAATATCATATTCTGGTCCATCTACTTTCCATGGTAACTGAACCAATTCGTATAGATATTGATTTATACCTTCGCTTAATAGCGGATAACCATTAACTTGTTCTGGACTTATTTCAAAAAATATTCTATCCCTTTCATTTCTTTTTGTAACAAAATGTCTGGTTATTTTACCAGCTTTTATTTCCTTTTCCGTTAGTTTTCTTCTAACTGCCCTGGGTGCACTATATTTATAATACTCATCTGTATTGCTTCTTTGTTTTCTTCTATTTGATCCAACTTGATAAAAATGTTTTAAACCATAATATTTTTTTGAATTTTCAATAATTGGTCTAAATCGTATAAGTCTCGTTGATTTTAATATATCCCATTTTGTTTCAGTGAATACTTCTCCGGTAGAATACCTATGATAGAAACCAACATATTCTTCAAAATTATTCAGTTTCATAAATTCACCACCCTTAGTAAACAAATTATTTACTATTTGACTATCAGGATAATATATTTTAATACGATGATCCATTTTTAAATCCTATATTATTTCATTCTTGCAGCGGTATTTAATGTTGTTTCCCATGATAAAGCATCAACCTTATGTGATATTTTAGTTACAGTAAAAAACATCCTACCAACATAATTTGCAGGTATTAAATTAGTAGTTACTGCATCACCAAATTTGAATCCGGATATTCCATCTACTGTAACTGAAAAGTCTACTGGATAAATTGCATCTTTTAATGCATGATGATTTGCTTCATTTTTCTTTGCAAGTTTTA